AGGATACTGAGGGTAATATAAAAGCACTTACCAAAGCTTTGCAAGTAAACCTTTTAAACAAACTCCCAGGTGTAGGAGGTAACCTAACTATCGGTGATGTTACTGGTGCCACAGAAGGAATAGTATTCAATCCAAATGCAGAGCTATTATATGATCAACCTGAACTAAGAGAAATTGGAATGACATTTAAACTAGTTCCAAGAAATCAACCTGAAGCAGAAAAAATCCATCAAATTATAAAAACATTTAGATTAGCAGCTGCTCCTGAATGGGGTGGAGCGAATACCTTTAGCGATAATACCGATCTTAATGACTCAAGAAACGGCGGGGATTATGATGAGGATTTAGATTTATTTGATGCTGATAATTTTATGAAGGTTCCAAACTTATGTAAATTTACATTTATGAAAGGCGAAGAAACAAAAAAACAACTAATACAATTCAAACCATGTGCCATTAGTAGAGTAGCAGTTAACTACACACCCGATGGAACCTATGCTACATACAGTGATGGTTCACCAATTGCAATTGAACTTCAACTCAGTTTTGTAGAGACTAAGGTGCTATTCAAAAAAGATATAAAAGACGGTTTCTAATGTATTTTTCTTTAATACCAGACATAAAATACGATACCAAGCCAATCAGCTTTCCTTTCTCAGAATCTGATTACATTACTGCGAAGAATTTCTTCCGAAGGTACAAAGTAAGTAATGATATCTTTGGATACTCCACTTTCTATAACAAATATTCATTGGAAACTGGTGTTAGAATAGAAAACATAGCACAAGAATACTATGGCAGTCAATTCTATGATTGGGTTATACTGATAACCAATAATATTATCAACCCTTCATTCGCTTTACCACTAGACAACTATACCTTAGAGAAAGTCATTGAAAGTAAGTATGGTGTAGACACTAATGGAATTAACAATGCATACTCAAAGATTCACCACTACGAAACAATAGAAACTAGATCAGGTAGAACTATAGATAACCTACCAGTTCTAGCACTAAAAGGTGGACTTAAAGTAGATAAAAACTTCTATGATACACCGTTCACTTATTGGGATGGAAGTCAAGATCAAACTGTTACTGGTAACTTAGTATCTAAACCAATAACATGCTATGAATATGAAGAGAGCGAGAATGAAAAGAAGAGAGAAATTTATATACTAAAGAGAACTTATTTTAGTAAGTTCGTAGAAGAATTTAAAACAAGAAACCTATACTCAAGTTCAACAGGTTTCATTTCAAAACAACTTAAAAAATCTGGCGTATGATATTTTGTTTACATACCTAAGTGGGTAGGGTAGCGCGACTTCTAGACAAAAAAATACCCCGAAAATTTTTTCGGGGTTTTATGGAATTCAATATTCGTTTTTGGTTTGACTCTCTACCCACTCAGCATTATTTCTACAGTATGCATCAGCATCTATTTGCATGTGCAAATGAACAGCAGTATGCAAGCCCTCAATCATTGCAACCAATGCTAGTAACATGACTGGCATCATCCATAGTGGATGACCCATGACCTCATTAGTCATCGGATGCTAGTGATGCAAAGTATGATAATGCATCATCATCTTCAACAACTGCATCCTGTTTAACAGGAGTAGGAGCACTCATCTTCTCACGAAATGCTGATGGTGCTGGAGCAGCGACTGGTTCATACTCCTCACTATCTACAGACAGTACTGTAGCACGTGGAGAAGACCCTAGAACAAGGTTCAACCTCTTCTGTAGATCTTCGTATGATTTGAACTGATCGCGTGTTGTGAACGCTTCTAGCGAGTGTTCCGACTTCCACGTTGCTTCAAGTTCAGTATCATCTGAACTAAGAGCACTAACAGAATCAAACTCACTACTATCATAGTTCCAGAACCCTGCTACTTTCTTGATCTTCAACTTGAAGTTAGCACCTTCCCAAAGATCAAACACATTTACAGGTGTCTCATCTTGGAACTCAGGTTGCATTGCTGCAAGAATTTTATCATGGATCTTCTTGCCATACTTGTACAAGAATACCTTACCCTCATTCTCAGGATGCTTTGGATCCTTTACGACAAGGATGTTGCTGTAGTAAGATAGTTTACGTTTCTGTCTACGTGCAATGTCCTTACCTTCTTCGGTTCCATCGTTCCATAGTCCACGATTAACCTCACCTACTGGATCTTTATCACCCAGTGTTGTTAGACTGTTCTCAATGTACCAACCACCTGGTCCCTGGAATGCATGACTGTATACCTTTGCCCATGGTAGGTCTTCACCTTCAGGTGCAGGAAGGAATCTAAGAACGGCGTAACCGTTACCTGATGCATCAACTTCTGGTTTCCAGAATCTCTCGTCTACTTGTCGTGTACTGACTGACTTCTCCAATTCTTTTTGAAGAAACGATAGATTACTACCAGACTTTTTCTTTAAGTCATTAAATGACATACTTACCTCGGATTATTTTGGATTTAATTTAGTGGGAGCTCCCCACCATCCTATTTATAGCACATCCTAAGGTTGCTTGTCAACCATTTCTTCAAACGCATCTATCTTCTGTAACAAATCGTCAAACATATCCTGAACGTTCAAATTTGAGTCACCACCTAGCATTATAACTGCTTGCTTCATGTTCACAGCAACACTCTTAGCCTCTGGATCATCACTCAACATAAGACGAGCATGAAAAATTTTCTGCTTCTCTAATAGTTTTCTAAGTGCCTCAAAATACTGCAACTTTCTTTCCTTATCAAGGAGAGCAAGATTAGTTGCTGATCTAAAACAGAACTCTTGAAGTGATGCCATCTCTTGGATGTCACCACGTACCATCTCTGATTGAAAGAACTTACTCATTAGACTAGCATTAATTTGGCACGACTTGTTTTTTTCATGAAGTTTAATTGTTGTGCTTCATGTTTTAATTTCTCCTTTAAAGGTTTTGATATCAGTTTAGATACTGACTCAACCTCTATCTCATTCTGTTCACAAAGATGAAGAACTGAATCTATGTAGTTCATATCTTCATTTGTCACAGCAATCTTCTCAACTTCTTGAGAGAACTTTGCGCTTGTCATAAATTTATCTTCCAATAAGTTCTTCTTTTCCATAACGTGTTCGGTACTCGTCTATGTAATTAATAAGTTGTAACAAATACTCTTTCTTGGGTGGTTTAGTTACGACTTGGGTCTCACCATTTTCACATGCAACAATAGTTACAAGTTGTTTGACGGTTATACCGTAGAGTTCTTGTAAACAACAAGCGTATGCTGTTTCTTGAACAAAATAATCGTACAGATATAGTTCTCTCTTTGGTGCAGCAGATGTTTTGAAGTCTATGATGGATAGTACTCCATCAAACTCAGCGATGCAATCAACACGACCAGCGACTTCAAGGTTGTCTGAGTATAATGCTGCCTCTTGTAAGTATATATTACTGATACGATCAAGTACTTTTTTACTCTGATTAAACATGACTACAGGTAGTGGAGTCTCCTTGTACTCATCTATATCCAAACAGTTATTTAAATAGTCTTCAGTAATACTATGAAAGGTAGTACCACGTGAAGCAGAACGTGTTGAAATAGCTTGTGCTTTGTCCCAACCAACTCTCTTCCTCCACTTAGCAAGACCTTCTTGCTTCTTAGCATTGTTACTAATAACAGTGGTGATAGAAGGATAGAAGTTATCATTAGGTGTAGAGTAAAGTCTCTTACCCTCCACCATCTTAGCAGTCATCTCAACTGGTTTTATATCATCACGATGTATAAACATTATAATCCTAACGCCATCTTAGCAATGATGTATGACTTGACAAGTCCCGAACGAACAATATCATTCACACCAAATTCTACCTCAGAAAACTCCTCCATACCTTGAAGGATGCGTTGGAAATCTAGGATACCATTACGCTCATTAGTTCTCTGTAGATCTGATTGATTTACATCACCACAGAATACTATCTTACTGTCCTGACCCACACGAGTCATGATAGAGTCAAGCTCATGGAAGTTAAGATTCTGACACTCATCAACGATAATAATAGCATCATCAAGAGTAGTACCACGAAGGAATGATGTAGACCAGAAAGAAATAGTCTCTTGACTCTTAAGGTTTTCATATAACATCTCAAAACTCATTTGATCTGGCATATGAAACATATGCTTCACCATATTCTTGTATGGTATCTGATATAGTTCTGCCTTATCCTCATGAGTACCAGGTAAGAACCCAATCTCACGTGTAGATACGAGTGACCTTACAATATAAACCTTATCGTATGGTGTCTCCTCATCCATAATATCCTTCAATGCTAGGTACATTGCAATGAATGTCTTACCTGTACCTGCTGCACCAAAAGCAAAGAGATTCTGTTGCTTACTCCACTCATCAAAGAATATTTGTTGGTTATCTGTAATAGGATTAACATCAAGGAAGTAAGTACTATTAATAGGCTTCTTCCTCTTCAACATCTTCTTAGACATGCTTGAGTGGGAGATACTTTCTTTTTAACTGCCATAATTAAAATTTATATCCATCATTTACTGCACCAGGAACTTTATAAACTTTGTTCCTCATGATGTCACCCCAACCAGGGTGAGACTTGTTCATTTTATCACGCCAGTCTCCCACTTCTCCTTGACTAGCACAACCTTGCGACCAATCTCTATCCCATTCAGGATTATCCTTACGCCATTGATCATAATCTTTCATAGTCATAGAGAGTTCT